CGTTGAAATACTTCAAGCGCAGATCTTTGATCTTGTTCTTGACGGTTTTCAGGAATTCCACGAAGCGCTGGTACAGCTGCTTCAGGGTGTCACGCCAGCTTTCCTGGGCGGCTTTGGCCAGACCACGGGAACGACGGAAAGATTCGGTCGCCACGCGCTCGTTCACGATACCCCAACGGCGACGGACGGATTCCTGCGCCACTTCGGCTTTCTCAACCGCTTCTTCGGAGACTTCTTCACCTTGCTCAACGGCTTCGGTGGCGGTGTCAACGGCAGACTCGGTACGAGCGATGTCGTCAGACAGCACTTCACCGTCTTGAGCCAGTGCGTCCAGACCTTGGTCTTCGGACGCCAGATCGGCCAGCTGTTGGTCCAGGTTCTCTTCTACCGGGGCGATGGCGCTCAGGGAGTCGATGTTGTTATCACCTTCACCTACGCTTTCACGCGCGGCTTGACGCTGATAAAAGTTAGACATGGTCTAATGTTCCTTCTTTGGTTAACCAAAAAACACACACGCCCCGCTACAGGGGGCCCCCATCAGGGACGTGTGATCGAGATGAAAACTGCCAAGGTGCTGATCATATCGGCGAATCCGTCTTTACGAGTCATCCACAGTGCGAGCAGTTCATGGTCCGCATAAGATAGCAGTCGCTTGTCAATCGTGGTTGATTGATGAGATTTACCCATATCACGTACCTTACCGGCACGACCAAACGAGGCCGCAATCAGGCGGGCACCGATACTGTTGTTCTTTTCTACCTCAGTCGTACCAGCGACGTCACGCATGTAGGTGGACATCATTGTTGCCCAACAGGCTAACGGGGTGCAGCGAGGCTTGTTTTCAAGCAGGAACGCCACGGTCTCGTTGTAATAGCTGTTGATGGTAAAACCGATTTGTGGATACTCAGTGTACATGACTTCCTGCACCGACTCAGCGGCCAGAAGGCGCCAACGAGGCAGGATGGCAGCAGCAGCACGCAATACATTGTGCACCGTGTCGTCATCACGTACAGAGGCTGGGGCAGCGTTGAGCTTCTCCATATAAATGTGGAGAGTTTCGGTCGCTTCAATTAAGGTCATACTTCTTCTCCAACCGAGCGCGCTCATATTTGAGCTCGTTATACTGGGCCTCATAGAGCTCCAGCAGTTTCTCAGTGGCGGCATCACCTCGCCCTTCGGCAATCTGACGACGAATCAACAGAATGCGCATCTCTGCGGATTTAGCCGCATGGACACACTCGTCGTAGGCATCCATCTGTTTCTCAGCACGCCACAGTTGCACGCGCAGAACGATGGACAGCGGGAAAGGCAGAGCAGCCATGCCCAGCGGGTCGACCTTGGAGCTACCGAAGGATTTGACCAACTCGTCGTAGGTCTCTTCGTCAAAGATAGCTTCCGGGATTTCCGCATAGTCCGCCTGGAGGCGGTTAATGGGTGTACCCAGAATCCGCAGGGCAATGGCAAATACCACAACCTTGGTTTTGATGAGCTCGACATCGCCCGGAGAGATAGCCCGCGAAGAGATATTACTCTCGGTCGCGGAAGCCAGTTCCAACGAGGTAACCCAGTTCAGCAAGGTGGACGCGTATTGGGCAACGAAGTCGATGATGTCAACAAACTGCAAGATGGTGGTCTTGTTGAATGTCAGCACACTGGTCGACATCGTGCGACCCATGTCGCGGTCGATGGTCTTGCTCAGGAACGGAGCCAGCGCTGCGACGTTTTGCATTGCCGGAATGATGTACTCCAGCATTGTCGGTTGGCGCAGGTTCAGATGGCGCAGCCCGGACTTGGCCAGGTAGTCAGAAATCATGTCGGAGATTTCTTGCACATCTTTGTTGTGAAACTTCTTGCCCTCGACAGTACCGAGCAACTCTTGGAGTTGCAGATACCGCGGAAGCAATTCAACACTGATACCGTCTGCGCTCTTTTTCAGCGATCCTTTGAGTTGGACGGCCTCATAAGAGGGTAACAGTGTGCTGAACAGTTTAGCGATCTCCATGGGATTCCTCTCTTAACCCAATGCCGGCTGCGCGCCTGCGCGGTAGGCTTCAATGATGCGGTTAACATCCGCGGCACCGCCTGACTTGCCAGACTTGGTGAAGTCAGACTTGTCGATGGTTTGGAAACCGTTGAGGCTGCGGGTGTAGAACTTCACGCGACCCCACACCTCGTCAACGACGATGATGTAGTTCAGCAGCGTGCTCTTGAATACGTTCATACGAACATCATCATCATCCAGGTCCCCGCCAATGTACGGGATAGCCGCGTCTGCGGTGTCGGACGAGATGATCATCACGCTGGACGCGTTGTTGATGCTCGGACTGAAGGTCAGCATGCCAGAGAGCCAGTTACGGTTCTTGTTAGCCAACATCTTCTTGTACATCCCGGTGCTGTCACGGAAACGGTTCTTGCGATACTCGTCCATGGCATCGTTCTGGAGGAAGCCATCGCGCCAGCCGCGCAGGGCGCCTGCCTTGATACGCACAACCCGATCCCAGAAGTCGTTGGTGGAGTCAGCGAACGCCAAGAAGGTGCGCATCATCTCCTGAGGAACGATTTGGGTGTTCAGGCGCAGGGAGAGCATCAGCTCAGCTTTGTTGCCATCGCGTTCGACGACGACGCTGAACTGCTTGCCAGTGGACAGCCCTTCACTCTCATACAACTGCTTAATCGCGTTGCTCGGCAGGGTGGAGCTGATAGACGCCGCTTTCTTACCACCGCCTTCGTAGTGGTTAACGGTCATCTTGGAGTTGTCGTTGTGGTCTTGGTGCAGGTGCAGTTCGCTACCTGCGGCCTTCCCAGCAGCCAAGCCATTCTGGTACGCAGCCGAGTGCACGTTGTTCGCACCGTGGTGACGAGGAGCGCGGGTGGACTCCCCTGCAACGATTGCAAGGTTATCGTATGACGGCAACGCAAAGCGGGAACTCTTGCGAGTAGACTCGCCACCAACCATCCCGATGAAGCGGCTACCGGTTCGCACACCTGCATCCAGCACAGAGCGGCGGGTTTGAACGCTATCGAGAACATCCATTACGTCGACGTTCGGTACACCGACCAACAGAGTAACGGCGGTAATAGTGGTGGCAGCCAGACGGGTTTGCACTTTCTCCAGGATACCCGGCAGGTAGTCCAGGGATTGCAGCCGATCTTCGACCATCACGAGATAATCACTGTGCAGGGCCCCTGCGTTGAATTCTTCCAGTGACTCGTGCCGGCGACGGATCAAGTCCGGCAAACGGTTTACGAGCGAGACCAGTGAGGTCTCAATGCTTTTTTCAGACATCTTTTCTTCCCCGGAGTGAACATGAAAGACAACACCGATGACGCCAACAACATCGACGGTGCGGGTACAAAGTATTTCAATGATGGCTTCGGCAATCCGAATAACACGGACGCTGTGCCTGACATTGGACGCTACATGGAGACCCGACCTTTTAACAACAAGGTCATTGCCACCGAATACGACTTTAACACGGAACTTCGCGCATGGAACGACCGCTTAAGCTTAATCACTGGCCAAGGTCTGCCTCAGCAGCGACTGAGTAATGCGTTGATGGGGTACAACCATAGAATGGCCAACACCCCCGTTCCCCTTCACCGTGAATACGGCGGTGTGACGTTTATCACCCGCCCAGACTTCAACCTCAGTGAAGAGAACATCTCGAACTCAAGACGGCTCTCGGACATGGCATCGCAGCCGCGCTCGTCGTTGGACTATTCCATCCTTGCAGCGCTCGACCCCGATTTCGAACTCGGTTTCCCCGACTCGTCTCGTACCAAGAACGGGCAACAAAAATCCCGGTTTGGGACGCCTTTCTTACCAGACATCCCATTTGACAACCTTCAGGCGTTCATACCATTATTGAGTACGCAGCTGATGTCGCTCTCCGGCCCACCTGATAACTCGGTTGAGTCGTGGATGTCACCAGAAGGCTTGATGCGCGAACAGTGGGGTGTGCCTGACTCCATCGACGAAGTGAACTACGGTTACAGCAGCTCACTTTCGTTTAACAACACCATCGGTGACCCCATCATGAAGCTCGCCACGGTGTGGCTTGAGTTAATGGCGGGCACCAAGATAGGGAAGTTTAAGCCAAAGATTCGTAACTCGATTCAACGGCGGGTGGATTTCCAATCGCGTGCTTATACCTTACGGTACGACGCGCTGGGGAACATCCTGAGGTTCAACGTGATTTGCGTCATGTGGCCTACCAACAACAATGCTGGCGCAATGGCAAACGTTGATAACACCAAGCCATTGCAAGACATCGACTCGACTATTACCCTGAGTTGGCAATGTATCGGTGCGCGCTACGCAGACCCTGCGTACATGGACAGCTTTAACCAGTCTGTTCAGTTGTGCAACCCGGACATGATGCCTGACCCCAGGTACGACCCGAGCGATCCGAAGAACGAATTCACGCCAATTGGTCTTGGGAACCTGCGCAAACTATTGCCACAGGAACTCCCCTACTTCAACTATTACGGCTACCCACACATTGACAGCTGGCGTCGCAAGCTCTCGTGGTGGGTGTACCAGTCCGATTGGGACCATGTCATGAAAAAGATGGGGTTTGGTAAATGACTATTGAAAATATGAGCAAAAACCTGCTCCTGTTCGCACACAACCCAGCAACGATGCAGAGCATCGCCCTTAACCGTTTACGGCAAGGTGGAATGGAGCTGCGAGACCCAACTGACCCGGTAGTGTTCCTCGCGGAAATGGCCACGGTCACGGGTCACAGTATCATTGAAGGGATGCGGGAAATCCTGCCTGAGATGTTCCCCTCCATGGCACAGCGCCCTGAACACCTTTACCGCCACATCTCCGACCGGGATTTGATTGACGTGTTCGCCTTACCATCCGTTGGCGAGCTCGCATTCCTTATCGACGTGGAAAGTCTGCTTCAAAAGGCAATGCCGTTGGTGTCACAAGATATCCGTCGGGTCATCATCCCGCGCGATACCGTGTTCACTGTATCTGGCTACGAATTCGCAATTCAGTACCCCATTGAAATTCGGGTGCTGCCGTATGCAACACGTACCAGCTATGCGTTCCAAGTCCTGTGGTTGACGGAGACCCAGTCACCTATCAGCCCAGTCACCACCAATGCGCTGGAGTGGAAAATTACCAACGCGCCCGGCTATCCCGGCGACCTGTTGATGTTCCGTTTACCGGTGATGCAATACAGCGTGACGTCCACCAGCGATACCGTGACGCCTGCGGCGGGGTTTGTTTGCTATCCGACGTACAAAGACCAGTTCTACATGGCCCGCGTTTGGATGCGCCGACTGAACAGCGATTCTTGGGTGGAGCTTTCTACGACGCTCTCGCAGCGCACGTACAACGTGGCTAAGCCCACGGCGGTGATTCAGGTACTGGAAGAGAAGCTCAAGGTCACCATCCCCGCCATCTATATCAACAAGGGGTTGGTGGATGGCGAGATTCGGGTAGACGTCTACAGCACCATGGGGCCCATTGAGTTAGACCTCGGCAGTTACACCACCGACGCGTTCTCGTTCGCCATGAAAGACTTGAACGGTGAAATCGACCTCAACTACTCCAACCCTCTTAAAGCATTCGCTATCAAAGAGGTGATTGGTACTGGGAAAACGAGTGGTGGTCGTAAAGCCATGACGTTTGAACAGTTGCGGGCAGCGGTTATCAGTAACGCGGTAGGGACGCGCAGACTGCCAGTCACACCCTCGCAGTTGTCGACTGCGGTAGAGGCGTATGGGATGGAGATGTCTGAGCCTATCAGTTACGTGACGGGCCGTACGCTTCACCTGTCCAAGCCGATGCCGGCGTCGACTATCAGTACCGTCCACTCGCCAATCGGCACGGTCACAGCCCCACTGTTCTTCACGTGGGACGAATTGGCGGCGTTGCCGACTGCCCGTGTCAACGGTAACCGCATCACACTGTTGCCGGAAACCATCTACGCGTTTGACGGTGTCAATATCGCGTTTGACCCGAAACTGACTGAGACGATGAAACTGCTACCTGCGGTTGACCTTATCAAAGTGGGGAATGCGAAGAACTATCTGTTCACGCCGTTCTACTACGTGATTGACATCAACAACGCGAGCATCTCGGTACGTGCGTACCAGCTGGACCGTCCGACCGTTGAAAGCAAACGCTTCGTGACCACTAACGTTTCAACCGCCCTTTCGGTCATCACCGATGACTATCAGTTCCAGAAGGTCGGTGAGAACTATGTGTTGCGTGTGCTGACCAAATCCGACAAAACCTACAAGTCGCTTTCCAACGACCAGGTCTTTGCTCAGATTCAGTTTATCCCACGTACCGCAGGTGGCACACCCGTCTGTATCCAAGGTGTGCTCAAAGGGATGAAGGATGGCGAGCGGGTGTTCGAGTTTACGTTTGAATCGAACCTCGACGTTGACCGTAGCGATGAGCTGGTGTTGACCAACACTTACAACCAAGGTGGTGTGCAGGTGGATACCCCCACCTCGCTCAGCAATGAGTTCAACATCATTTACGGCTGCACGCAGTATTACCCTGGCAACTTTGAACGCTCGAACATCGACGACATGATTGTCGGTCAAGGGCGCGATGCTATCGGGGTGACGCATGAAGTCTTCGGACTTAAGTTTGGCGATGCGCTGACATGGTACTGGAGCTCTTCCCGTCCGGTGACCGATGCCATCAACTACAAGTTCTACGAAGAAGACGTGCTGGCCTTCTGGGAATACGACGACATCGAATACAAAGACGGCGTGCCTGTCTATGTGGTTGACGAGTCCAAAGACCCTCCGGTGCAGTTCAAGTACCTCCACCGTAAAGGTGACCCGGTCATTGACGAAGAAACCGGTAAGCAGAAGATTGCACACCCTGCCGGTTCGCAGGTGTTTGAAAACGGACAGCCGGTTATCTCGAAACCGCGCTCCATCAAGTTCATGCTGGAGATGATTGGTTACGATGCTCGTTATCGCATGGCCAACACGCAAGCAGTTCAGCGTTACGTGGACACCGTGGTAGCGGACATCGTGAAAACGGTAACAGTGCAGCTGCCGCTGCTCAAGCGGGACTACCTCGAGCTCACCGACGGCTATTTCCGTCCGGTTACCACTATCGGGAACATCGTGGTGCGTAAAGAGGACGGGAGCGCGGCGCCCGTGTCAGCTGAGAACCGTTTCACTGTCTTCTACTACATGTCGGCTGCCAACCGCGAGAACATGGAGCTGCTTAAAACCATTCGCAGTACCAGCT